TGTGTTCTTCACGAATGTCGTGGGTGATACCGCAACTACTGCTGATAACCTAAGAGCAGTTATCGCAGGTTCTTCAGGTCATAATGGCACTCTAACAGTATCTAGAAGTGGAAGCACAGTTACTATCGTAGCGGCTTCAGCAGGAGACCAAGCAATCAGCAGTACAGGAATAAGTTCAGGGCTATCGTTAGGGGCATTCAGTACGAATGTCAGAACGATAACTGTTGGTTCAGGGGAGGCTGATAACATTGGTACTGGTAATAGCATATACGATAACACTGGTACATTGATAGGCACTGTTTCTAGTGTCAGTGGGAATAACATAACTCTTGCAGCAGACCCTGCTACAACAGTCACATCCACCATATACAGAGACCAGCAGAAAGAGGCATTGTACCTTGAGCAACTGAACAAACTATCTTGCTCCTTTGACAAGAGAAACATCTCAATCTATGTGAATAATATTCTAGTTCAAAGAAAGAGATTGGATATCAGAGATTTTGAATTTGATGATGTAGACTGCTACATAGGAAAAGACGGAACTAATAGCAACACACAATTCATGGGAGAGATGTATGAGGTATCAATGCATAAGAGTATGAGTCCTTGCTCTACTATATCCACATTGACACCAAACTTCTCTGATACCTTGTTCTACTATACGTTTGGTGAGTGAGATGGCTAAGGCAAATGGTACTTTCACTTACCCGATGTCCTCTCAGAAAGATGTTGCTGATGCTGGTTCAAACTACGATAACATACTATCTGAGTTCACTAATGGAACGGCATTCAGAGATGTTACTGTAAATCCCATACTCAAGACAACACATGTCACATCCGAAACCACAACATCGTCTGTTACCTCAGTTCCATCAGTTATTTTCACAGAGATAAGAAAAGGGCCACATGACTCTAGCATATCCAATGATTCAAACTCACAGATAGGAAATAGAATACTACCAGTCAATACGACAATTACCGATTATGGGACAGCAAGGGATAATTCTGCTCCATTTAAGATAAAGGTCTATGACTCTAAAGCAAGTGGAGACACAAATAGAAAATTCGTCTATTCTACAACAGACTCTCCTGCAACAGATACTCTAGGAATAGACATCGATAACTATGACTATTTCATTATTCTAAATCCCTCTATAATACAGGACACTAGTTCTACGACTCAAACATCTGTGAGACCGCATTTTGCAAAGATTACTGCAATAACTAGTTTTGAAGAATTTGGGGATGGCTTAGAGTTTACACCTAAATATCCCGTACCAGTACCTAAAGGAACTAACTTTGAAGTATTCAAAGGGCCAGCAAAAACAGCGACTGACATAGTTGCCGTTAGTTATGGGTTAAGAGGGGATGCTAATGCCAATACTGATAATTACGATGTTCTAAACGTTGTTAGTAAACCTACTTTCTACTTCTACAATGAAAGACTTGAGCAGGATGACCAGTTAGACTACATGGAGAAGTACACTCTAACTAGGCTACGGTGGCTCTCTACTCTAACTAACATAACAATCACGGATACTGATGCACACACCAAATATCAAGAAGGCAGTAGTTCTGTTAGGTTTGAAGTTGCTAGTTCCAGTGATACGGATAAACTGTGTGAAGGGATGTCCATCTTCAACAGTAGCAATGTATTCTTAGGAAACATAAAGGATATTACTGGGAATTTCTTTCAATTAGATTTCGCTAGAATCGCTATAAGTGCAGATACAAGTAATTCTCAAACATACAAGATAGGTCGAGGAATACAGAATGTTGTATTCAGAACTGAGGCTAGAATAAAGGGAGCAATACCAAACAAGGGCAGACAGAAGTTAGATGCGATACTTGTAGATAATCTAAGAAACACCGATAATTCAGATAACAACTTCAATCCCTCTTTTTGGAGAAAGTCATTTGTCAATATGAGAAGACATGAGCAGGATAGTACCACTGTCACTGTAAATGCAAGTCATTTCGATGGAGAGTTGAATGGCCCTTCTAGGTATATCACATCAGACCCAAAGCCTTTCAGAAGTGATAAGGTAAGCCCTATGACAGATATCGTAGTCAACAATCCAAGAAACAGAATGAGTAAGATTGCTAAAATGATAGCATTGAACAACTCAGGAATATTGCCTCGTAAGATAACTAGAGGACAGAAGTTGAGAGTCCTAAATACTAAGTTCAGTGATAAAACTACAATGAAGGAACTACCAGTATTGGCCTCTAAGACAACTAGTGCGAATACAATAACATTCACAGAGATACCATCATCACATGACTACAAGTTATCAGAAAAACTGCCCACAAATTCAATATTAGAAATCGGAGACTATTACTATGTCGTAGATTCCTTTGGTACTAAAAGTGGTTCAAGTCAGGTTCTAACTACAAAGGCTAGAAAGACTCTGACAGAGAACACTTTCACAGCAACAACAACGATTCATGAATTTACGAACTTAGTTCCAAAGGTTGTATTTTGGACAGGCGTACTAAATACAGAGGATTTTGACTCCGAAACTGATGTAATATATGCAGACAATCACCGATTGTCCGTTTCAGATTCTACAATCAAGAAGGAAAATACCAAGTTTTACAATTCAAGAATTACTTTCAATTCACTTTCACATCATGAGAACCTTGTTGACTTCATCGATAGAAACATGGAATATGTTAAGTTTCAGTCTCCTGATAGGAAATTCTACCAAGGTTCTAGCATACAGAGATTCTACTATTATGATAACTCATACAGTCTACAAGAAGAGGTATTCACTGGTGTAATAGAATCCACAGATAATATGACTGAAAATGGTCTATCCACAATGACAATAGAGGGAAGAGACAACTCATCTGCATTACTTAACAAGTTGGTGAATAGAAATCTCAATCATACTGAGGATATGCTATTTAGTAGTTTGAACCCTGTTCTTCCTCAAGTTGGAGAGAATACAGCCTCCGCTAATACAACAGTATCCAATGGCATTCCATCCTTGAGTGGAATATCAACTGGTACTATTACTTGGCCTACTAGTAGTGGAGATAAAAACTCTCCAAAACATTCCATTGCTGTGATGACAACTGGTGAGATAATAGGGGAAGTGGAGAGCAAGGCCACAGTAGGTAGTAATTATGTCGTCACTCTAAAACACGCAGCAATTCACACTGGAAGCAATAAGAACGTCAGATTCATTGACCCATACAGGTTCGCTAACTATCTATCAGGAGTAAAGGCACTTAGTAGCAATCCTCAGATTACATCTACAACTGACTTCAGAGGGGTGAATGATAAGGGAGTGGTTTTCCAAGACAGCGTTAGTTTCTTCAGGGCAGATGATGGAACTCTAAGCACAAGAAAACTACAAGGAACATCGAACACAGTTGATACCGTTGGTGCTACATCCAACAGTTCAATACACAAGTTAGGCTCTTTTGCAAATAATAGAACGCTTGGTTTTGACATAAGTGAGACAATCAGCATAGATGAATTAACTACTACACTATCATCAGCAGACTCTGTGTTTGCATTCAAGACCGTAAATGAATCAGGTGTAGATACTGAAGATGTTAGTGTCGTATCATTAGCGAGTGAGGCTTATGATGTCATCTCCTTTGAGAGCAAGGATGATGGGGGAGCAACAATGGAGATTGCACCTAGATGTCCGTTGGTTCTAGGTAAGGTAGTCAACAATGAGGATGATACTAGAAGCGACCACTCATTCTACTTATTGAACACCCCAATAAACAACGGTGGATTCCTACATAGACTCACAAGAAACATTTCACAGAAAATATACACTAGTGACCATGCATACAGATATTGGGATTTACAGAAGTTTGGCGATGGGACTTTGATTGGCAAGGATGCTGGAATATACAAGTCAGCATCTAAGATAAACTCCTATGCTATATCACATCCAATAGATACTGATGGAACATTAGGTAGTTCAGAATACATAGCAGATAACAGACCCCTTCTAGGCAGCAACTTCCTAGATGATGACTTGACTATGTTGAACACCGCATCAGGGCCATTCGTAGATGATACTGGTGGTGCTGATAAGACCCCACCACAGAAATCTCTGTTGACCCGAACATCAACTGTTGGTTCAAGAGTGCCAATTTCATCTATTGTCTTGAAGAACATAGATGACAAGGCGCAGGTGTATGAGATATACAGCACAGGTGACTTATATCCTTACTCCAAGTTGAGGTACAATAATCTCTCAGCAAACACCCTTGAATTCAGTCAACTAGGTTGTCTTCTGCAATCAGAGGGAGCGCAATCCGCAACGGTGGTAAATCACAGGGACTATGATGGAACAACCCGAATGACCGATATACGAGATGGTAATTTTGAGTCTGTGTCGATAAAATCTGCAACTAAGACAACCGACCAAATGAAGAGGTTCGGTATTGCTAGATTGGTGGAGGCCACATTCGACTGGCACTTCAATCCAGTTGATTCTGATAATCTACCGACACCTGAAGAGTCAGAAGTGACGTTCTTAACCTATCAGATGTTCAAGGCAAGAACTGCTGCTACTAATCTCACATTTAGCATCACTGGTAGCAATGTCATACAATTACAACATACGACTGGCAATAGCATTACTCTGAGTGCTGGTGATGCGGTATTCAGAGTGGACACTGGTGAGATGGTGGGATACAAAGACGGTGGTTCTGACATAACAATCGCAAGTGGGAGTGCAGTTACTATCAATTCAGCAACTAACACTTGGCAAGGGATGAGTGGATACCTTAACACAAGTGATGGCGTTACTAATCTACCAGTATACATAAGTCCTGAATACAGGAACTTGACCTTCAATCCTCCAATCTTCAAGGGAGTCTTGAAGGATGAGGAGATAGATAATCAGAAGGAAGGTAAAACTGACCTGACAAGCATATTCCTAGTTAGACCTAACTATGAGTCAACGGGTTTCTCCTTTGCTAATCTAAGGGGAGATGACGTTACCACAACTCTTAGTGGAACTTACGCTGCTGGTAGCACCAGCCTCAATGTGGCAGATGCCTCCAACTTCTCTAGTGCAGGTGTTGGAGAAGTGAGTGGAGTCAGGGTTCGTTGGTCTAGTAAGAGTGGAAATACCTTGACTCTAGATACGAATGCAGATGACAACTTTTTCTATCTAAACAAACAGCAAGTAAGTTCGGGTACGTCTATAATTGAGTACAAGAATAACTTCGATGCACCGAATATTCTCTTCCCGATAGTCTTCAAAACTCTCTCCTCTAGTGGAAGTAACGCAGGTAAGGATGTCAGCCCATATCATCCTGATTATGCTTGGAGTGGTCATGCGGATTACAATGGTCATTACTATCATTCATCGAGAGTTTTGGCAACTAACGTATCTAACCAAACTACTTCTACCTCTTTATCTGATTTAGATAAGTTCGGCTACTCTGATGATGCAAACCCATTCAACAATACCATTGGTGTTTTTAGGAACATAAGAAGGATATCCACATCAGGCCCGACTCCTGACATGATTCAGACTAGTGCTAGACTAGGTGTTAACACATCATCAGACTATACCTCTTGGATAGGTGCTACTGATGTGTCTAGTAGTCAGGTCTATCAGAACACAAGAAACACAATCGTCTTTGAAGAAGGAAGTAACTACTACTCTCTCAGTGGCATGAATAGCATGAGAAAGGACATGGTTTCCAGTGTCAATAATAGAAACATAACATTCTTGGAGTCATTGGAGGATGAGCAGGTATCAGGAAAGAGAGAGACATATCACCGTGATGCTACCACTAGCGGTGGTGGAATATACAAGGCTCAGATGCTAGTCAAACCATTCTTGGACACTGGTGATAGCAATGTCAGTCTCAACGATGGTATTGGTCAGGATTCCAAGACGCTAACAATCAACATAGAGAGCAATACCTCTCAGCACAATTGGCTATCATACGTTCCGAATCTAACAGGGTACTATCTAGTTCCTGAAACGGGATATGACAATCTAAGCCGAGTCACTAACGGGGCAATCTCTGACCCCTCTCAAGGTGCTACTGACCCTGCTATGCTAGGAGCAAGAAGAGAGTTGAACTCAACAGGTATTATCAGAATAGAGTCACATACACAAGGACAGGTAAGTTACACCGACTCTACTATTGACCATGTTATAGTTGGGAGTTCCGCTTTCAACAGTGATAGAATTTACAGGCTCATGAGGTTCGCAGAGACAACCTTCAGAGATACTCCCAACGAAATAATACTCAATAGACTTCACTACACTGGTTTGGATTACAGTCTGACACCATCTAGTTTCAGAACAGGTAAAACAAAAGCGGTTAGAAGTTTTGATGAGAAGTTGGCCGAAGGAGTTCTATCGATGTATGTTGTGCTGAATACAGACACATTGGGAGGTGATTCTGTCAATAGTATGACCAATTCCATGTTATTCTCAGTGAATCCCTTGCTCGCACACTCAATCATAGGATGTACTAGTGGTTCAACATTTGATATGTTCATCACTGATGGAACTAACAGACAGAGAAAGAGAGTGACTTACACCTATGGTCTCTCAGATGACCAAAGATTGACTGAGGCAAAACTGACATTCAATGATACAATCACTGGTAATGGAATTGTATCCTTCTCTGAAATAGTAAATGTAGAGTTGGATAGAAAACCTGATTTGGATAATGTTACCTCTTGTCATATCGGAACAACGATGTTAGTCGGGGAAGAGGTCGAGACTGCCATAGAAACGATAGCAAAAGAGGCTGGAATGACCACTGACACTATTCAAACTCAATCTATATTCACAGGGAACATAGTTAGTAGCGTTAGTAACAACATAGTGACATGTAAGAAGGATGTTATTGGAATAGAAGCAGGTGATGTGATATATACACATGAGGGACTACCAGTAGGTAAGGTAGCCAGTGTATCAGGTAGCAGTATAACATTCAATGATGTTGACAGTGACCCTGATATTGACCTTTGGTATACTCCATTGGTCAATGATGAATTGATAAAGAGAGAAAAGAAGACCTTTGTTGCTATTAACAACTTCACTGAGGTATCTGCGTTTGATGCTATGAATACACTAGCCAGCAAAAAGGAGATGGATTTCAATGTCAGAGGCAAACACATTGATTTTAGAAAGATAACAGTTACAGGTGGATTGACTAAGAAGAAAATAAACTACAAGAATAATAGAATTTTCAAAATAGATACCAATGCAGAATTATTTGCCAAGGCAAATAAGGTAACTGTTGTAGGAGATAGGATAAGTGCGACAGCACAAATTGATGAAGAAGGGACAGAAATAACCTTTGTTGACTCAACGATAAAGAGCAGTGAGGATGCAAAAGTCAAGGCAAATGAATTGTTAGAACTACACAGTCAAGATACTAGAAAAATAAAATTACAGTTAGAAAAGAAAGGATTGGAAATCTTAGAGGCAGGAGATATAGTAGAATTAGACTTCCCTGCACAATCAATACCAAGTGGACAATATGTGATATTTGAAATAGAGAACGTTCTCACAAGTCAAATAACTATGACAGTTGGAACATTCAGTAAAACAATCGCTGAGAGATTGTCAGAACTTGGTACTGGACAGAGAGAAAACACATCCACTACTTTTGGTAAGAACAGTATCTCAGTAACTGGTGAAACTCTTCTCAAAGATAAATTGGACATTAGAGTAACTAACGTGACATATACAATATCAGGAACGGGTGCAGTATCAAATGTAGGGTTTGATGCAAAGGTAGGTTTCTTCGATGATGGTGCATCCGAAGATGCAATGGCTGAACTAGACAGCAGTGGAACGGAAGTTGGGTTTAGTAGAGCGTCAGTAGGCGTTCTCTTGGAATATGATAGCGAGGATTGAAGATGACGATAGTAAATACAGGAGCAAATGAGATAGCAGACCATGTGGCGGCTAGTTATAGAGTGGTAGCAATAGGTAATGGTGGAGACACAACTTCTTTGCAGTCTACTGGATTGAACAGTTTTGTGAGAATGAAATCAGGAGTAATACCGGATGTTGTTGGCACTTCTCTGATATACAACGTATCTTTCACTGGTGCAGAAATACCATCTTCAGGGGTGTCTGAACTAGGTATATTCAAAACAGGAAGTAATACTACTGGAACAACGCCTCCTGACGGTATTTTATTGAGCCGAGTCACCTTCACAAACACCGGAGTAGTTGGGTCAAGTGACACGGTTTCGTTTCAAGTAAGGATAGAGGTGGGTAGTTAATGACATCAAATTCAGGTATTATCAGTGGTATGGGTACTAGTGTAGTGCAACTAAAAGATGGTGTTGACAACATTCATAGTGGTATCATCAAAGCACTTCAAGCGGCTACTGGTGATAACAGAGGAATAGATGGATTCGACTTGACACAGACGACAAATGGTGGAACAACTAGGTTCGTAGTTGGTGCAGGTAAAGTTCTCAGAAACGGTAAACTTGTCTCTGTTTCAGGTACTAACTTAGATACAACGAGTTCAACAATTGGTAGTGGGTCTTCTGATTGGTACGGGCTTATCGTAGTATGTGATGGTACAGAGAGTGGAGAGACCGCTAATACATTGAAGTGGAGACCGGGCGATATAACTGGTTATACTCTTAGAAATTCATCTGCTACTGTTGCAGAGTTAAAGGGAGGAGACATACCAATCATAGTTGTTCAGATTGCTGCTGCTTCTGCTAATAGCGCAAATCCTAGAAAGCATCAGTATCTACCATATGAACAATCAATCAGGGAGTTCTCAGCGATAAACTCAGGAACTGAGAGACTTAGAATAAACAAAGAGGGAACTCTAACTCATACTCCTAGTTCCACTGCATACTCACTAACTCTTCCTTCAGCAAGCGGTACTATTGCCTTGACTTCTGACTTATCTAACTTAGCAGCAGGTAGTCTAGCAGGTGGTGCAGTGACTGAGCCTAAATTAGCAACCAGTGCGGTAACAACTACCAAGATTGCAAATGATGCAGTTACATTCGCAAAAATGCAAGACCTTTCTGCTGCATACAAGTTGATTGGAACGGGAGGTTCTTCAGGAGAAGTATCCGAGGTGTCGGTTGCTTCAGGCCATCTATCTGACAATGCTGTTACCACAGCCAAGATAGCCACTGGTGCAGTTACTTCAGCAAAGATTGCAAACGCTACTATCGTAGCAGAAGACTTGGCAAGTGGAGCAGTAACGCTGGATAAGATTGCTGATATTGCTCAAGACAGAATACTCGCAAGAGTAGCAAGTGGTACAGGAGATGTTCAGGCAATTACTGCTGCTCAGTTAAGAACCCTAATCAATGTAGAAGACAATGCTGATGTCACTAACACTGCTAGAGTCAAGTCTGCTTTAGGTGGAGACTTAGGTAGTGATTTTACAATAGGAGACAGTAGTGACACTACTACTGTTGCAGGTAATCTCACAGTATCAGGAAATCTAATTATCAGTGGAACTTCAACTACTGTGAATACTGCTACACTAGATGTTGCAGACAACAACATAACACTCAACTCAGATTACAGTGGTAACTCTCCTAGTCAAAGTGCGGGCATTACTGTTAATCGTGGTGGTGGAAGTGCGGCTAACAAGACGTTTCTTTGGGATGAAAGCACTGACAAATGGACAGTCGGCTCTGAGACTCTAGTTGCTGGAACATTTGAAGGCAATCTTACCGGAAATGTATCTACTGCTACTGCTTTGGCTAACGCTAGGAACTTCTCGATATCAGGAGATGTGACTGCTAGTGCGGTGTCTTTCGATGGTACTGGAAACGTTGCATTGGCTACAAGTCTTGCAGCAGGAGTTGTGGATACTGCCGAACTCGCTAGTGGTGCGGTGGAAACTTCCAAAATAGAAAATCTAAATGTCACTAGAGGTAAGATTGCAAATGATGCCATAGACTCTACTAAACTTGAAAATAATGCTGTTACTACTACAAAAATAGCAGATGATGCTGTTAGAACTGCTCATATTGCAGATGACCAAATTACTTCTGCGCTGATAGCGGATGATGCGATAATCACTGCTCTAATCGCTGATAACGCAGTTACCAATGACCATCTAGCAGGTAGTATTGCACAGAGCAAAATTACAGGATTGACCTCTGCACTAGCAGGTAAACAAGCATCTCTCACATTTGGAACTGGTCTATCTAACTCAGGTGCTACGATAAATGTCGATATTGATGAATTATCGACTGAGAATGGAATGGACAAAGATAATGATTTCATAATGTATGATGATGCTGATAGTGGTCTGAAGAAGATAAATTTAACAAACATATTTTCTAAGATAAGTGAGTCGAATCTACCAAGCCTATCTGCCGCCAAAATAACTAGTGGTACATTTAGTGCAGCAAGGATACCAAGTCTTGCTACATCTAAGATAACAAGTGGAACGTTTGCCACTGCTAGAATAGCAGATGATGCTGTTACTTTCGCTAAGGTTCAGAATATTGGTTCAGGGACACTACTAGGTAGGACAAGTTCAGGAACAGGAGAGATAGAGACACTATCTGCTTCTGCTGTTAGAACCTTCTTGAATGTAGATACGGCAGGTACAGATAATTCTACGAATGTCACATTGACTGGTTCTAGAGATTATCTAACGATAAGTGGACAAGCGATAACTGTTGGGCAGATAGATATATCAGATGATACCAATCTAGTCGCAGGAGACCGTATCTCATTAAGTGGAGATACCTTGAATGTAGATGCAGACTTGTCTAACTATGATAATAGCACTAGTGGATTCCTAACAGCACACCCCACCATTTCCGGTGCAGCCAGTAGTTCCAATAATGAAAACAGGACATATATTCAGGATATTACACTAGATAGCAACGGACACGTTATAGGAATAGGAACTGCAACAGAAACTGTTACTGATACTCAGTATTCAGTAGGAGATGGAGGACTAACTCAGAATAACTTCACGAATGCATTGAAGAGTAAATTAGATGCGATAGAAACAAATGCTAACAACTTCATCCTACAAACTGCTAGTGCCTCTACATTAGGTGGAGTAAAAATAGGCAGTAACCTAACAATAAATGCAGGAACAGGAGTCCTGTCTGCTGATACACAGTCAGATGTCAATTTCACATCTGCCTTGAATACTAAGTTAGCAGGAATAGAGACAGGTGCAACAGCAGGTGCTAACTTCGCAACCAACGTTAGTAATATCTCAGTCACTAATGCTCAACTAGCCGGAAGCATAGCAAATAGCAAACTTGCGAATTCATCTGTCACAATAAATGGTAGCACTGTTGCTCTAGGTGGTAGTATCACATTAACAACTGCTAATGTTGCAGAAGGTGCTAACTTATACTTCACAGAAGAAAGAGTGGATGATAGAGTAAACGCACTAATTACTGACGGTGAGGGAATAACCACTACTTACAACGATTCTAGTGGAACACTTACCATAGACGCTGAAGATGCTACTGCATCTAACAAAGGGGTAGCGTCTTTTGCTAGTGCTGATTTCGATATTAGCAGTGGAGCAGTAAGTGTCAAGTCAGGAGGTATAAGCAATACACAACTCGCTGGCTCCATATCAAATGACAAACTTCTTGCTATTCCACAGAGCAAAGTCACAGGATTAGTTTCTGCTCTCGCTGGAAAGGCTGGTAGTCTAAGCGATTTGAGTATAACTGCATCTGCTGCGGAAATAAATATCCTAGATGGAGTGACAGGGGTATCTGCTGCTGAAATTAGTCATCTAGATGGAGTAACATCTTCAATACAGACTCAACTAAATGCAAAGCAAGCGGCTGGTAACTACCTAACTACATCTGCTACTATCGCAGACCTTGCTGGAATAACTGCTCTAGATACAGATATCACTGCTGTAAGTGACAGTCACGATACTGTTCCATCTGCGAAGGCCGTGAAGAGTTATGTCGATTTAGTTTCATTCGATGCAAATGACACACAATACACATTCAGTGTTGAGGATGGAAGCACTAACACAAAGAGATTGAAACTAACAGGAACTGATGGTAGTTTCACATCTGTAAACTTTGAAGGTAGTAACAATATCAGTGTCAGTAGAATCAATGAGAGAATAATAATGGATTTATCACAGCCGTTGATAAATGGTGTTTCTTTTAGCGGAAACACATTATCTCTAGTAAAGACGGATAATAATACTCTAACGACAACAATACCTGATGCAACAACATCTACTCATGGTCTGATGACTGACGACCAGTTTGATAAACTCGCAGGAATCGAGGCTTCAGCAGATGTCACTGACAAAGCGAATGTTGTCGCTGCTCTTGCACTTCTCGATGAGACTGATACTCTACACATTGGCGATGCTGGTAATGACACTACTGTTAGGGTTAGGGGCAATCTCTTTGTTGATGGAACAACTACAACAGTGAATCAAACTAAGGTAGATGTTCAGAATGCATTCGTCTTTGAAGGTGCTTCTGCTGATGCTCACGAAACAACCCTGACAATAGTTGACCCAACTGCTGACAGGACAATCAACCTACCAAACATAAGTGGAACTCTAATTACAACTGGTGATACAGGAACAGTATCTTCAGGTATGATTGCAACAGATGCAATAACAAACGTCAAGTTAGCCAACAATGCTGTTGATACTGCTGAGATAGCAGATAGTGCGGTTACTGCTATCAAGATGGCAACTGGAAGCGTAGTTACTTCTAGACTAGCAGATGAAGCAGTCACCACTGCTAAGATTGCTGTTGGAGGTGTGAATACCGCAAGACTCGCTGATGATACGGTTACTCCTGCTAAGATAAGCGTATTCGATGACAACGTAGTGGGACTCCAAACGCATATCCTGATTGGAGATGGTGGTGACTTCCACAACTATGCATTGTCAGGTGACATCACTATGACAAGTACAGGTGTCACATCAATTGGTAGTGGTAAAGTAACAACATCGATGTTAGCAAGCAATGCTGTCGCATTTGACAAACTACCAACATTAACTGGCCCTGCATTCATTGCTAGGAGTGAAAGTGGAACAGGGAATGTAGGGTCAGTTAGTGCTGCTATTGCTAGAAACATGTTGAATGTAGAGAATGGTGCTGATGTAACTGATGCAACAAATGTAGCGGCGGCAGGAGCAGTGATGGATTCTGACTTCACATCTAACGGATTACTCAAAAGAACTGGTGCAGGAACTTACACAGTAGTTGCAGTTGATGCTTCAGGGCATCCTGACATATCAGCAGCAAACAGTAGCAACAACAGTGGAAGAACATACATACAGGATATTACCGTTGATGCTAATGGTCATGTAACACACATCAACACTGCTACCGAGACAGAGGTAAAGAGAACACAAGAGGAGATTGAGGACTTCGTTGGTGGAATGGTCACAGGCAATACTGAGACATTCATTACAGTAACATATCAAGATGGGGATGGTACACTTGACTTCGTAGTTCCAGTTCTTGATGAAGATAACTTGAACTCAAACTCCGCTACACATCTCGCTACTCAACAATCAATCAAGACTTATGTGGATAACGAAGTAATGAGCCTAATAGATTCTGCTCCTGCTACCTTGAACACACTGAATGAACTAGCAGCAGCGATAAACGATGACACTAACTTCTCCAATACCGTCACAACTGCTCTAGGCAACAGATTGAGAGTTGATACCGCTTCACAGGGACTTAGTGGAACACAGCAATCCAATGCTAGAACTAACTTGAATGTGGATGTCGCAGGGACTGATAACTCAACCGATGTGACTCTTGCATCTGTGTCAAACAACTATCTCAGTATCTCAGGACAGGCTATCACTGCTGGAACTGTGCCTATCTCACTGGGAGGAACTGGGGCTACTTCAGCATCTGCGGCTAGAAGTGCATTAGGTGTTGATGCTGCTGGCACAGATAACTCAACGAATGTCACACTAACTGGTAGTGGAAACTATCTGAGCATCAGTGGTCAAGCAATCACAGTTGACCCAATAGACATCTCAGATGATACTAACCTAACTGCTGGAACTGGTTTGACTCTAAGTGGAGACACACTGAACGTAAATGCTGCACAATCAGGAATAACAAGTGTTGGAACGCTATCTTCTCTAACTGTATCGGGAGATGTAACAGTAGATACTAACACATTCAAGATAGACAGCACAAACAACCGTGTTGGTATTGGTACTGCAAGCCCCGGATACAAACTACAAGTAGAAGGCTCATTCGCTGCACAAACCAAGTCTTTCGTGATTCCACATCCTACACAAGAAGGTAAAACACTACAACACGGTTCTCTTGAAGGGCCGGAACATGGTGTATATCACAGAGGCAGACTAGAAGGAAACGTGATACAACTACCTGAGTATTGGACAGAGTTAGTTGATGAAGATACAATCAGTGTTCAATTGACTGCTAATGGCGACTTCCAAATGTTATATGTAGAAAAGATAGAAGACAACCAAGTGTTCGTGGCTAATGCAGCAGACGAGGGCATCGACTGTTTCTATCTGATTCATGGTGAAAGAAAGGATGTTGGAAAGATGGAGGTTGAATACTGATGGCTAACTCAGACAAGGACATTCTAATTACACCAAACAAAGGACAGACTGCAAAGCCAAAGATAGAATTCACTGGTGCTGATAACTCTACTAAGACAATCACAATCAATGACGATGGAACTTTGTCATTCGACTCCACGATAGCCGCAACAAGTGGCTCAGTTGCTGACGGTAATGCTAACCTAGTCACTGGTGATGCAGTCTTTGATTACATAGCAGCACAGGGTTTTACTACGGAAGTTGGAGACATAACTGCTGTAACAGCAGGAACAGGGCTGTCAGGTGGAGGAACATCAGGAGCAGTAACTCTGACAAATGCAGGTGTTACTTCGATTATCGCTGGAAGCAACATCTCGATTGATAGTTCAACAGGTGCAGTAACCATAACAGGAACTGATACTAATACTCAACTTTCCACAGAACAGGTACAGGATATCGTAGGTGGAATGGTAGATGGTGGCACTGAAACTAACATATCAGTTACCTATGACGACACTAATGGTAAACTAAACTTCGTTTCAACGGACACAAATACTCAACTGACTCAAGAGCAAGTCGAGGACTTTGTAGCAGGTGTAATCGTAGCAGGTTCTAACATAACCAAAACTTATGATGATGCGGCAGGAACACTAACACTTGCTGCCACAGATACCAATACTCAACTAACCACTGAACAAGTTCAGGATATTGTCGGTGCTATGTTTACCTCTAACACAGAGACTAGGATATCTGCAACATACGAGGATGGCGATGGAACGATAGATTTAGTCGTTGATGACATGACTGCCGATACTCAACTCAGCACAGAGCAGGTGCAAGACATAGTTGGTGCTATGTTTACTGGTAATACTGAAACAGGTATTGCAGCAACATATGAAGACGGTGATGGAACTATCGACCTAGTTGTTTCATCTGTTGGTGATACAACAGGAAACGCAGCAACTGCGACTGCATTAGAAACTGCACGAACAATAGGTGGAGTATCATTCGATGGAACTGCAAACATCAACTTACCCGGAGTAAACACAGCAGGTAATCAGAATACCAGTGGGAATGCAGCAACTGCTACCCTTGCAAGTACAGTGACAGTATCTGATAGCACTGCTAACACTAACTTCCCCGTTGTGTTCCATGATGAATCCAATGCACTTCTAGATGACACAAACGCATTGAGGTACAATCCTTCCACTGGAACTCTTCTCGTTCCTAACTTGAACGTAGCAGGAACTACTACACAGGTAAACACTGTGACAATGGAGGCAGCAAATGCCGTTGTGTTTGAGGGAGCGACCTCAGATGACTTTGAGACAACCCTCACAATCGTAGACCCTACTGCTGATAGAACCATATCTCTACCAAATGCAGGTGGAACAGTAGCAGTATCTGCATCAGGTGGTATTGCTCTATCAGCATTAGGAGATATCACAGCCAACTTATCTGCATCTCATATACCTAATTTGGCTGCTTCTAAAATTACTAGTGGAACACTAGGAACTGCTAGAATACCAAATCTTGCTACTAGCAAAATAACATCCGGTACATTTGCAGATGCAAGAGTAGCAGAGAGTAACGTCACACAGCATCAGGCTGCTCTTTCAATAACAGAGTCGCAAATTAGTGATTTGCAGTCTTATCTTACTTCAGTGCCGAATCAAGCAGCCAGTATAATAACTTCAGGAACTTTTGCAGATGCAAGAATCGCTGAATCAAACGTTACTCAACATTTGGCTGCTGGAACAGGACTTTCCCTATCAGGTAAGACATTCAGTGCAAACCTATCTGCTTCTGATATACCAAACCTAGCAGCGTCTAAGATTACATCAGGAACTTTCGCAACTGCAAGGATTGCTGATGACGCTATCACAAATGCAAAGATGGCAGATGATGCAATAGATAGTGACCAACTGGCAGATGGCTCTATTGATGCTGTTCATCTTAATGTCACAGCAGCAGCAGATAGTGGTGCAGATAATTATCTACTTTCCTACAATCATGCTGGTGGAAACTTTACTTGGGTAGCATCAGGTGGAGGTGGAGAGAACAATCAGAATGCCTTCAGTAATGTAGCAGTAAGTGGACAGACGACTGTTGCAGCAGATTCAACAACTGATACACTAACTCTCGCAGAAGGCTCAAACGTTACCATAACAACAAATGCTAGTAATGACACAGTAACTATCGCAGCAACAGATACCAACACACAACTCTCTACTGAGCAGGTTCAAGATATCGTAGGTGCAATGTTTAGTTCAAACACCGAGACTAGAATATCCGCAACGTATCAAGACGGTGACGGTACGATTGACCTTGTTGTAGATGATATGACAGCAGATACCAACACCCAACTGTCAGATGAACAGGTACAGGACATCGTTGGGGCTATGTTCTCATCCAACACGGAAACAAGAATAACTGCTACCTACCAAGATGGCGATGGTACGATTGACTTAGTAGTAGATAATGACCTATCTAACTATGATAACAGTTCTTCAGGGTTCATTACTTCAACACTAACTACTGAACAAGTACAAGACATTGTAGGAGCGATGTTCACAGGAAATACCGAGACAAGAGTATCAGCCACTTACCAAGATGGAGATGGCACTATCGATTTGGTAGTGGATGATATGACTACTGATACTAACACTAATCAACTCACAACATTCACTTTGACAGGAGATTCAGGAAGCAATCAAACCATAGCACATGGAAACACACTAGACATCGCTGGTGGAGATGGTATAGCAACCGTTGTTGGGTCAACTGACACAGTAACAGTTGGTCTAGACATAGATGGCATGACGGATATCGGTGCAGCCTTGGCAGACGCTGATTTAATGATTGTAGATGACGGAGCAGGAGGAACGAATCGCAAGGCAACCATGAGTAGATTGAAGACCTACATGCAGAACGGTCTCACCTTCACTACTGATACTAACCTAACCACAGAAGAAGTCCAAGATATCGTAGGAGCAATGGTAAGTGGTAACACAGAGTCAAACATTGCGGTCACATATGATGATACAAATGGCAAACTCAACTTTGCCTCTACTGATACAAACACGCAATTGACTCTTCTCGATGAGGATAACTTTGCATCTAACAGTGCTACTGCCGCAGCAAGTCAGCAATCTATCAAGGCATACGTTGATGCAGAGGTATCGGGACTTGTTGATTCAGCACCTTCAACACTCAACACTCTAAACGAACTCGCAGCAGCATTAGGAGATGATGCCAGTTTCTCAACTACAACGGCGACTTCTCTAGGAAACAGGTTGAGAATAGATGTTAGCAATCAGGGATTGAATGGGACACAGAAGAGCAATGCTCTAACTAACTTAGGCATAACTGCCTCGCTTTCTGAAATTAACATTCTTGAAAGTGGTTTGTCAGCATCAGACATCCCTAACTTGGCTACTTCAAAGATTACAAGTGGCACATTCGCTGATGGTAGGATAGCACAAAGCAACGTGACTCAACACCTAGCAGTCAGTTCAGGTGGAGGTATCGGTCTATCAGGCAAGACATTCTCACTAGATATTGATGGGATGGATGACATCAATGCAGCATTGGTAGATGCTGACCTGATGATAATTGATGATGGTGCAAACGGCACTAACAGAAAGGCAACGATGTCTAGACTAAAGACATACATGCAGAACAATCTAACCTTCACGACAAACACGGATACCCAACTAAGCACAGAACAGGTTCAAGATATTGTAGGTGGTATGTTCTCAGGTAATACAGAGACAAATATTACCGCTACATATCAGGATGGAGATGGAACAATTGACTTAGTTGGAAGTCAAATGACATTCATTCTAGAGGATGATGATGGTACTGAAGTTTCCATATCAAACGCTGAAGAGGTTAAGTTCCACAGTAGCGATACTAGTATTGACATCAACTATACTGACATATCTACGGGGTCAGATTCAGACCCATTCGATTTGAGTTTCAAAACTCTACACGCTCCTTATATTAAAACAGCAGATGATAGAGACTTTGCTCCTGAAGATTTAACAACCAGTCAAAGACAAATATTCGGATTGTTCTCTACAAAGACAGGATTAGAAGATGGTTCAACCACTAACGCTTCTGACTATACTGATACTCTAGTATTCGACACTTACACAAGTGGCTCAGGTGGAGATGCTAACCTACTAGCACTATCTAAGACTAGTACGCAAAGAATCTATCATTATCGTGCTGCTAGAGATGCTACTGATTGGGGAACTGCCTCAACTGTTGCATACATTAGTGATATCCCAACAAACACCAACCAACTAACTAATGGTGCAGGTTTCATCACTTCAAGACTGGCTGCATCAGATATTACAGGTGCAACTGCACTTACAAGTGGTCTAGCATCAACTGATGAATTAGTATTGAGCGATGCTGGAACTCTGAAGAGAATGGATGTCTCTGTTCTTCAGTCATACATGCAGAGCAATCTCTCCTTCACCAACAACGCAGGAGATATTACAGGTGTTACTGCCGGAACAGGACTGAGTGGTGGTGGTGCGAGTGGTGCAGTTACACTTGCTGTTGATTTATCAGAATTAACAGACATGACTGCTGCTGTCAATTCCAGTGAAGATGAGTTGATTATACTAGATAATGGTGCGGATAGAAGAAAATTAATCTCAGAGATACCATTATCAGCATTCAATAACGATAGTAGTTTTACTTCTAATGCAGGTACAGTAACACAAGTATCAGTAGGTACAGGTTTAGATGTATCAAATGCAACTACTACTCCAACTATTAGTATTGATTTGTCTGAGTTTACAGATATGACTGCTGCAATTAATTCAAGCCAAGATGAATTGATTCTATTAGACAATGGA